AGAGGTGTATACATTGAAGATGAAGAAAGCATTCAGACTTTATGGAAAGCTATAGACGATATGCCATGTATGCTTGAATTTGATTGTAATTTTTAATCATGGTTAGAACAGAGTTATATACTTCAGGCGGAGAATTTGCATTACCAGATGGAACTACGTATATTGGTGCCTATCATATTCATGATATTCAAGGTCCTATGACTGGAGCATTCCATAAAGAAACACCCCACGATAGTTTAACACCGTTAAACAGAAGGACTGAAGTATTTGTACAAACTATAATACAGCAATTGCGTTCCAACACCGCTTCTTCGTCTATGAGCGGAAGTGGTGGTAGTAGCGGAGGTTATTAAAATTAAATTAAATGAAAAGTTTTTGGACTTTCATTGTTGATTTAGAAAAAAGAATCAACGACACAATAACTACTAAGAGTGGTTTAGAACTTTATATTGACACAAGACATGAAGGTAGTGAGTTTGAATATAGAGTTACAGAAGGCACAGTTGTTTGTTCTCCTATTAAGTATGATACTGGCGTTAAAACTGGAGACACTCTTTATTTTCATCACCTTGTTGTACTAGACGGTGGTCAGGCATTTACAGGAGAAGATAATCATTATTCAGTTATATACAATCCTGATCATGCTGCTAGTAATCAAGCTATAGCTTATAAAAGTCAAGAAGACGATAAGATAAGGTGTCTTGCTGGTTGGTGCTTGCTAGAAGCGGTAGAAGAGGAAGATAAGGTTAAGTCTGATTTAATAGAGTTAGTCTCTTTAAAAGAAAAGCTACCTACAAGAGGTAAAGTGGCTTATCTATGTGAAGAAGCTGATTATCTGAATTTAAAACCTGGAGATGTAGTAGGCTTTAAAGAAAACAGAGATTATAGAATTAAAATAGATGGCAAAGAGTATTACCGCACAAGGGCGGAAGACTTAATGTATGTAATTGAAGAAAATGTTTGATAAAAAAGAATTATGGGTTCAGCTAGAAGATCATGAATGCTTATTGGCTGATGGATTTGATGATGCTGTTATAGGTATTACGTTTGGTGTGCAAGCCAAAGCTGTATATAGTGTGAATGAATGCTATAGAATCCTTGTAGAAGAAGGTATGAGTATGGAAGATGCTATAGAGCATTTTGAATACAATGTAGCTGGGGGATATGTAGGAGAAAAAACACCTATATGGGTGTACGACTTTGATATAAGTGAGTAAGTTTACCACCATATCAGCTTCAACACGCCTCATGAAAAGCATGGAGGTAGCTATTGACAACATGATAGAGGAGGTGAAAAAACCTGTTGACCCTGAGATCAATGGTAGTGCTAGAAAAGCAGAACTTCAATCTATTAAGCAGACTGCTACAGACTGCAAGGAGCTTATTATAGAAAGGCAGCGTTTAGAGCAAATGGTTAAGGACCTTAAAGACAACGGGGAGATTGACCAATCTAAAGATTATACTGGCGGATTTGCTGAAAGGTTTTCTAAGTAATGGCATATAAAGACGCTAAGGATCAGGCTGCAGCAGCAAAGCGTCACTACGAGGCTAATAAACAAAAGATTAAGGATCGTAGTAAAAAAAGAAATAGAGAACAAAGGAAGAAAAACAAAGAGTATATAGCTTTTGTTAAAAGCATGTTGTCGTGTGTAGACTGTGGGGAAGACAATCCAGTTCTTTTAGATTTTGATCATGTAAGGGGAGAAAAGAAGACTAATATATCAGATATGGCTAATCAATCTTATTGTATAGAGACAATACAAAAAGAAATAGATAAATGTGAGCCACGGTGTGCTAACTGTCATAGAGCCATTACACACAAAAGAAGAAATATTCGTAACTTGCAAAAAGAATGAGAGTTGTAAAAAAACGAAATTATAAAAAGGAATATAAAAAGTTCCAATCTTCAACCAAAGAGAAGAAGAATCGTGCTGCTCGAAATAAACGCAGAAGAAAGGCAGAAAAGACAGGGAGTGTAAAAAAAGGCGATGGTAAAGATATACACCATAAAGGAAAGAAAATAAGAATAGAACCTAAATCTAAAAACAGAGGCAGAAGAGAAAAGTCTAGACTAAAAGGTTCTAAGAGGAAATAAAATTAAATGGCTGAGTATAAATGTGAATGCAGCGATAAGATTGTAGATAAATCTGGCATTACAATCAAGTATGTAGAAGGTATGGGTGCTATACATGATATTAAGTGTTCGTGTGGCAAGTATATGAAATTAGCAAATCCTAAGGTTGGAGCACCTGGATTTAGGTCTAATAGATTTGGGCAAACGTATTGAGTGTATTATTACATATAGAAGAATATGAAGAACCTGCTGTTAAAATTTGTCCCAACGGTACGGAGGGTGAAATTATCGAACTCGGTGGGCTACTCATTTGTCTTCCAAAAAGGCCGAAGAAGAAAGAAATTTTCGGATATAAAGAATCAAACTCTATGCAAGTGTGGCGAAGGCTACCTATGCCGAAGGAATTGTCTCGTATTAAATCTATGGATGAGTGGTCGGAAATGCCAAGGGAATTCAGAGAGAGGTTTCGCCCATATATCGAGGAAGAGTTTAGGCGTAGGCGTGAGGGTTTTTGGTTTTATAACAACGGTACAGCTACATATATTACGGGGCGGCATTATATGATGCTTCAATGGACGAAGCTTGATGTTGGCTATCCATATTTTTTAAATTTTCAACGTGAAATATTTTTGCACATGGCTGCATGCGAAGTTGATCCACGTTGTATTGGACAGCTTTATACTAAGTGTCGTCGTTCTGGATATACTAATATATGCTCTGCAGTGCTTGTAGATGAAGCTACACAGGTGAAGGATAAACTTATGGGTATACAGTCAAAGACTGGTAAGGACGCTCAAGAAAATATTTTTATGAAGAAGGTGGTTTATATGTTTAGAAACTATCCATTCTTTTTTAAACCTATACAGGACGGTACTACAAACCCCCGTATGGAGCTGGCTTTTCGTGAGCCATCAAAACGTATAACAAAAAACAATAAGACCTCTCAAACTGGAGAGGCTCTTAATACGGTTATAAACTGGAAAAACACAACTAATAACGCATACGACGGTGAAAAACTACACTTGTTGTATCTAGATGAAGCAGGAAAATGGGAAAGACCTACAGACATAAGAGACGCATGGAGGATTCAGAGGACATGCTTGATAGTCGGAAGAAAAATCGTAGGAAAAGCACTCGTGGGAAGCACAGTAAATCCGATGGACAAAGGTGGAAAAGAGTACAAGAATTTATGGGAGGACTCGAATCCGATGGAGAGGAATGCGAATGGTAGGACTCGAACTGGTCTTTATAGATTATTTATACCAGCTTATGAATCTTTAGAAGGGTTTTTTGACATATATGGACAACCTGTTATTGACGATCCATCTAAATCTATTGAAGGTATAGATTCTGATTTAATAGAAAGTGGTGCTAAAACATTTTTAAAAAATGAAAGAGAGACTCTTAAAGATGATGCGTCCGAACTTAATGAAGTTATACGTCAATTTCCTTTTACGGAAGATGAAGCTTTTAGAGATAGTATAGAGGGTAGTTTATTTAATGTTGGGCAGATATACGAGCAAGTAGAGCATAATGACGAATTATTCCCTAATCCAGTTGTAATTGGTAATTTTGTTTGGAAGAACGGTGAAAAGGATACAGAGGTAGTTTTTCGTCCAGATCCTGGCGGGAGATTTAAGGTGGCTTGGATGCCTCCGCCAGAATTAAGAAATAAAAAGAAAATAGAAAAAGGTAAAAAAATAGCCCCAAATTCTGACATTGGTTGCGGTGGTGTCGATTCATACGATCTTGACGCTACGGTAGACGGTAGAGGATCTAAGGGAGCTTTACATATGTACAATAAGTTTCATATAGAACATCCTGCTAATATGTTTGTAGTAGAGTATGCAGCTAGACCGCCTCTTGCTAAAATCTTTTATGAAGATGTGTTGATGGCATCTGTATTTTATGGCTATCCTATATTGATTGAGAATAATAAGTATGGCATTGCAAGATATTTTGAATCAAGAGGTTATGACGGGTATTTAATGGATAGGCCAGCTCACTTACTGGCGGCAAATAGTTCTTCTATAAAGTCTAAAACAAAAGGCATACCTTCAAATTCTCAAGATGTGATACAGGCTCACGCCCACGCAATCGAAGCTTACATACATAACCATGTAGGTATTAATAGAGAAAATGGTGAAATGGGAAAAATGTATTTTAATAAAACCTTAGAAGATTGGATAGGCTATAAAATAGATAAGAGAACAAAATTTGACTTAACAATAAGTTCTGGTTTAGCTTTATTGGCTGCTCAAAAATCTAAGAAAAAAATCAAGTCTAATTTTACTGAGCGTAAGTTTTTTAGACGATATAAAGTCATGGGCTAATTTCTTATATTTGCATAATATATACCTAAATAAATGAAAAATTACAGAGGTTCAAAAAACTTTCCTGATCCATTAGCTCCTCAAGAAGAAAAGCAATCAAAATCATATGGATTGAGATATGCTAAAGCTATAGAGTCTCAATGGGGTAAGAAAAGTGACTCTAATTCTATTTTTAGGAGAAGATATGATTTGTTTGAGAAAAATAGGAAGTACGCCAATGGTACTCAGGATACAAACATATATAAAAAATTATTAAACAATTTGGACCCTAATTCAGGTGATGGAAGTCTTATAAATATTGATTACACTCCAGTACCTATTTTACCTAAATTCGTTAAGATTGTAGTAAATAAAATTCTAGCAAGAGATCCTTACCCAAACCTTGAGGCAATAGATCCTTTGTCTTCATCCGAAAAAGATAAAGCCAAGAAAAAACTTGAACAACAGATTGCTGCAAAACAAGAGTTATTGGATTTTAAAGAGCAAACTGGAATTGTTTTAGATATGGATCCAGAACAATTACCAGACTCTTTAGAAGAATCAGAAATATTTTTAGAAAATAATATAAAAAGTGATGCTGAAGTAGCAGCTCAAATTGCTACTAATATGACATTATCTTGGAATAATTTTAATGATAGCATTTTTAGGAGATGTGTTAATGATTTAGCAGCTATAGGTATTTGTGCTGTTAAAAGAAGTAATGACCCTAACTACGGTATAACTACAAAATATATAGATCCTAAAGATTTTATTCATAGCCAAACAGAAGACCCATCTTTTTCTGACTTAACGTATGCTGGCCACGTTAAAAGCATGCCTATTCAAGAGTTAAAAAGAATTGCTGGTAACGAACTTAATGAAAAAGACTATGAGGAGATATCTAAAAAAATAAAAGGGACTTCTTCTAGCACTTCAAAATATGACACCACTTTAGGTAAAACTGTTTATGATTATGATGAATACATGGTTGACGTTTTAGAATTTGAATTCTTGTCAACTGATTGCATGCATTATGAGGAAAAAGCAAACAGACACGGTAATAGCAATTTCTTTTACCAGGGTTTTTCTTACAAAGAGAAAAAAAATAGCGTTTTTGAAAGGACTCCTCATAAAATGGAGGTTACTAATGTTTATAAAGGTTATCATGTTGTAGGTACAGATAAATTATTTGGTTATGGTAGAGCTCATAATGTACCTAAAAACATACATGATATAAGTAAAGCCAATCTTTCTTACTCTGTAGTGGCTACTAACATTATGGATATGACACCTAAATCTATGGTAGATAGTTGTGTGGGTTTTGCTGATATGCTCCAGCTAACTCACTTGAAAATTCAACAAGCTATAGCTAAAGCTAAACCTGATGGGTTGATTATAGATATTGAAGGATTAGAGAATGTTCAGTTAGGTAAAGGCGGTGAATTGCAACCATTAGATCTTCATGATATTTATGAGCAAACTGGTGTATTTTATTATAGAAGTAAAAATCCAGAAGGCGGTTTTCAAAATCCTCCTATTCGTGAGGTAGGCAATAGCATTCGTAATATAAACGAATTAATAGGCTTGTATAATCATTATTTAAGAATGATTCGTGATGTGACTGGAATTAATGAAGTTGTTGATGCTAGTACTCCAAAAGGAGAAGCTCTTGTTGGCGTACAACAGCAAGCTATTGCTGCTTCAAATAATGCTACATATGATATAACCAATTCTTCTATGATTCTTTATAAAAAGGTTTGTAGCGATATAGTTAAATGCTTACAAATTCTTCCAGAAGAGTCTGTTATTATGGATGTTTATAGAAATGCCGTAGGTGAGTCTAACATGAAAGTTTTATCTGGGTTTAATGACATACCAATGTATAATTTTGGTGTTCAGGTTCATAAAAACATGGAGGATAAGGATAGGGCTTTTTTAGAACAAAATATACAAATAGCTTTAAGTCAAAAAGAGATTGATTTAGAGGACGCTATGGCTATCAGGGATTTAAAAGATATAAATCAAGCTGAAAGATTGCTTATAACTAGACGTAAAAAAAGAATTCAAGCCCAGCAACAAATGGCTCAACAGAATTCTCAAATGCAATCAGAGCAGGCCCAACAAGCATCTCAAATGTT